CTCAATTAGCACATACACTAAAGTTTTGACTTTTCATTTCTAGAACTTTAAGAACAAACAAAAGAAGGTGAGATAATGGTAAACTCCGAATTATCAAAAGAGATTGATATACTAAAAAGCTATTTTCCAGGAGCTGACGCGAATAAACTAAATGCACTAGAAGGATTAATAGAACAAGCAGCATATGAGAGAATATATCTTAAAGCATTAAATGAACAAGCTTTAAAATCAGGACTTATAGAGTTTCATCCTGAAAATACAAAGTTACAAAGAACACTTCCGATTTCTAATGAGATAGCAAAGCATTCAGCAGCACTAACAAATATTATGGATAAATTGATGAAACATTTATCTATTGAGCAAGACAATGAGGATGATGGGTTAGATGAATATGAATAAGATAGAAGAACTAAGGAAATTATATCCTAGTTCTTTTTTATTTGAATATATAGAGAAGTGCAAGAGCAAAGACATCATAATAGGCAAAGAGTTGATGGCAATGCTAGATATATTATTAAAAAACTCTGATGATACTGATCTACGATTTAATACATTGGAATCAGATATAAGAATAAAGTTCATAGAAAAAGAATGTAAACATTATGAGGCTCCATTTGCTGGAAAACCTTTTATTTTGACACTAAGACAAAAAGCATTTATAGAATCATTTTATAGTTTTAAAATATTCGATGAAGAACCCAATAGATGGGTTAGGCTATACCAGGAATACTTGCTATTAGTTGCTAGAAAATGTGGTAAAACTCCATTGGTGGCTGCAATGGATTTGGCTGAATGGTTTTGCGGAGAAATGGGAACGAAAGTCCTTTGTTCGTCGAACGATTATGAACAAGCTGATCTAATGTTTCAATCAATCGACGCAATGAGAGAAGAAAGCAAGACGCTTGACAAAGTAAGTAGAAAAAACATTAAAGGCATCTACTTTGGAAACAGCAAACAAAAAAAAAGCAAAGGCAAATTTAGCAGACAGAACAAAGGCAGCATAAGAAAGATATCCGCAAAGACAGGAGCTAAGGAAGGTAAGAATATTAAAGTAGGATCAGTAGATGAAACACATGAACTTAAAGATAACACGTCTACAATGCCAATTAGACAAGCTTTATCTACGCAGGACGAACCGATATATGGCGAACTAACTACAGAAGGATTTACAAGAGATGGGTACCTCGACAACAGGCTCGTAGAAGCACGCAAAGTATTAAAGGGTGAATTGTATCGACCACGCTGGTTAATATGGCTACACACGCAGGACAGCGAGGAAGAAGTATGGCAAGACGAAACAACTTGGGTAAAAAGCAACCCTGATTTAGGTATTATAAAAAAGTGGAGTTTTCTTAGAGGCATGGTAGAAGAGGCAAAAACAAGTTCAGCAACAAAAGCCTTTGTACTAGCAAAAGATTTCAACTTACCTCAATCGGTATCGTCTGCATGGCTCAATCAATCTGACATTATTAATTTAAGTACCTTTGACTTGAAAGACTTTATGGGTGCATTTTATATATCAGGCAATGACTTTGCAGAAACTACTGACTTGTGCTCTTCAACTTTACTCCTAAAGAAACCCAACGATAAAAAAACATATTTTCACACGCATTACTGGATTCCGGAAAGCAAGCTAATGAATAGTCCTGATGGTGTTGATTATAGAGAGTGGCAAAGGAATGGATGGATAACTATTGTAGATGGCAACTCGGTAGACAGTTCGCTTGTGGCAGATTATCATTTTGAGTTATTAAAAGAATACGATCTAAAGCCTTATTTATCCGGCTATGATAATAGATTTGCTAAAGACTTTGTAAATAGACACACTGAGATATTCGGTGAGAAGGTGACAATCAATATCCCACAAGACTTTAAAGTCCTAAATAATCCAATGAAGATTTTAGAAGCTGACATAAGGGATGGGCTGATAAATTACCAAAATAACCCAGTATGCAAATGGTGTTTTGAAAATACAGGCATTGTACTGGATAAGTTGGGGAGAATGATGCCTACTAAAATGGATACAACAAAAAGAATAGACGGTACAGCGAGCAAAATTATTGCATACGCAGTGATGGAGCAAAATAAGTCAGGATTTATGGCTTTAATAAGTTAGGAGGTGAGAAATTGGGAGCAATAGACCATATTAAGAATATGTTTAAAGGTAAAGAAAGCCAATATAAATCTTGGTTGATGGATGGAACTCCAATGTTTACGAGTTTCGGAAACGATATATACTTATCGGATTTTGTAAACAATGCGATTGATAGGATTGCAAGCGAAGTTTCAAAAATAGAAATCAAAAGCATTGTAAAAAATGGGGATTTCGTAAACGTGATGAATGATGATATAACAAGGCTGTTTAGATTTAAGCCTAATCCATTACAAACAACTTCTGATTTTTTAGCAAACGTTGAATGGATAAGAAGAAAGTATAATAATGTTTTTATTTATCCGCAGTATGAAATTATCAAATTACCTAATGGGCGAGAATTTAAAAAGTACACTGCATTATATCCATTGAAACCTTTGAGTATTGCAATAGGCGAAAATAACGGTAAAGTATGGGAGATAAAAATGAATTTTGAGGATGGATCTAGTTTTACTTTACCCTATAACGATTTGATTCACTTGAAATGGCGCAGGGGTGCGAACTCAATTATAGGTGGTGGGGACGATAGGGGATTATCCAACAATTTTGATATTATCAGGACCATTGATGCGCTGGATAAAACTATTCAAGGACTACCGAAATCAATTGAGGCAAGTTTGCAAATAAAAGGAGTGTATGCAGCTAAAACACTAGCAGACCAAAGTAAAATGGATAAGATGCGTGATGATTTTGAAAAGCACATAATCACGAGCGAGTCTGGAATGATTGCAACAGACCTAGCAGGCGAATTCACACCAGTCAATATTTCGCCACCAAATATTTCAGATACCGCACTTAAATTTTTAAAAGCAGTAATACAAGAAAAATATGGTGTTAGTGCTGCAATATTAAGTGGTGATTACACAGGAGCGCAACACAGCGCCTTTTATCAAACAGCAATTGAAGATTTAATAATCCAATTAGAACAAGCAATGACAGCTTGTCTGTTTACACCTAGAGAGCATGATGTAGGACATAAGATTAAATGCTATTACAGCAAGGTTAATTATATGGCTACAGAGGATAAAATGAATCTTGCTAACTTAGCGAAGGAAACAGGGATTATGACGCTGAACGAAATAAATGAAATGTATGGAATTGAGCCTTGGGAAGGTGGAAACCGAAGAATCCAGTCATTGAATTATGTATCTACAGAATTAATAGATAAATATCAACTAGGAAAATCCGGAGTAAAGGAAGGTGAAGATATTGACATTGAAGAATAAAAACTATGAACAAAGATTAATTGAATTTAAAGCAGTAAAGAACGATGGAGATAAAATGACTATCGAAGGTTATGCGATTACATTTGATGCACCAGCTACTCACGAGATAGGCGGTAGGAAGTTTACGGAAACTATAAAGCGAGGATCATTAGATAAAGCTGACATGAAAGATGTTCCACTCAGATATAACCACAACGATAATGTAATGATAATGGCTAGAACAAGAAATAAATCACTTAGACTAATTGAAGATGAAATAGGTTTAAAAATAGAGGCTGATTTATTAGATACTCAAAGCAATAGAGATTTATATAAAGGCATACAAGAAGGTTTAATAGATAAAATGAGTTTTGCATTCAATGTTGCTGATGGTGGTGACACTTGGACCTTTGGTGAAGATGAAACGGAAAGGGATGTTAATAATATTGCTAAGTTGTGGGATGTTTCGGTTGTGGACACACCGTTTTATGATTCCACTTCTATATATGCTCGTAGCCTAGACTTGTTGGAGAATGAGGAAAAGCGGTTGGATAACTTATACGAGTTAGAATTAATGAAACTAAAACTAAAACTAAAAAATGGAGGTAGCAAATAATGAAAAAGAAATTAATGGCATTACTTAAAGCGAAGCAAGAGGCAAGAACAGCAAAGATGGCAGAGGTTGATAAATCAGATAAGGTTGAAGAAGTAAGAGCTTTAGGAGTTGAGTTAGAGGCTATAAACGCAGAGATAAGAAGTATTGAAGGAATGATTGCAGAGATTAAAGAAGAGCCTGAAAATGAAAGAACTGCAGCAGTAAATGGAGAAATTCCTGGAATCGTAATAGCTAACTCGAAGGAAAGCGAAACAAGAGGCGAGGCAGATAAAGCAGAATATAGAAACGCATTTTTGAAAACTCTTTTAGGCGAGAAATTATCCGAGGAAGAAAAAAGAGCGTTCACACATACAACCGTTAACACTGAGCAAGTTATGCCTGAAGAGTTACAAAACAAAATCTATTCAAC